TTGAACTACTAAAGTAAGCTAAACGACCATGACCACGAAACGATACCCTCGCACCTTGGAAGAAGCCTTCGGCCCCTACGCCCGAGGTGGCATCTATGAGCGGCCCACGCCGCTGTCGCTGACCGATAAAGTCATCACCGGCGTGTCTGGCGTGATCCTGCTTGGCCTGCTGGTTGCAATCGTCAAGGGGTGGATATGAACAACGGCCCATACTTTGAGACGTGGTCGCACGAGAGTCTCGCCAAGTTTGCCAACGAGGCGTACCTTAAACTGCAAAAGCAGGAGCAGGAGTTGCACGAGCTGCGGCTGCGCGAGAAGAACCCGTGGCCGTTCCCTAGGCGCGGCAACTATCCAGACGATATGCCGGAGGCGCTGCTGTGAGCATCGACGCAATGAAGCAGGCGCTGGATGCGCTGGAATACATATACACCGAAACCACGGAGGATGAGGACGAGCTGATCCATGCCGCCATCATTGCCCTGCGCCTCGCCATTGAGCAGGCCGAGCGGCAGGAGCACTCGATTGAGATCCGGGTTTACGGCCAGACCGTGACATTCGTTACCCGAGAGCCGATGGCGCACTACAAGGACGGCGACAGGTTTTATCGACACCCGCCCCAGCGCCAGCCGCTGACGGATGAGGAGATCATTGAGCACTTCAAGGCGCGGGTCGATACCGGCTCGCTGCTGTCGTTTGCGGATGGTGTCCGCTTTGCCGAGCGCAAGCACGGGATCGGGGAATGACTGTTAAGACTGGCTGGCCTCCGGGCCTACTGCAAGACGACGACAGGAAGCTGTCACGCTGGTTTGCAAGCCGCCCCGATGCCCGTTACCAAGTAAGGAAGAACATGACTGAGCAACCCACTGCCATGCGGCCGATTGATGCTGCGTACCAGCAAGGCTACGCATCCGGCGTTGCAGGGCAGCAGCACTACATCCACGCCATCGAAACAGAACTGCGCCGCATGCACAGCGTCAACGCGCAACTGCTGGAGGCGCTGGATTACTTCATGCAATGCGTTGAGCAAAGCTCTCACCTTGATGCCCGCATCGGGTTTATGGGGGGCGCATTTGACAAAGCCCGCGCCGCCATCGCCGCAGCCGAGCGCGAGGCGTGTGCGAAGCTGTGTGAAAGGATTGCCGCCGACAACTATGGCGAACTGAGCGGCAGAACAATCCCAGAAGCCTGCGCCAGAGCCATCCGCGCAAGAGGAGAGAAGTAATGACCCTCGCCATCATCATCTTCCTGCTGGCCACCGCAGTCCTGCTGCTGGTGACAATTCCGTTTGTGATGATGCTTTCGGAGGTGGAAGACCTATGGCCGAACATCAAGTTCTGGGCGGTCGTTATCGCCGCGTGGGCGGTCGTCTGGTTCGCGGTGAGCTATGGGCAGTAACGTCCGCATCAACAGGGTGCGAGAGGTTCTACGAGCATCAGAGGGACTGACCGTGTTGCAGCTTGCAGAACTTGCCGGGACAGACAAGTCCCACGTCCACAGGATCGTGCATCATATGCCCGACGCCTACATCGACCGTTGGATCAAGACCGGCAAGCGCTTCGCGGCCGTCTGGTGCGTGGTCGTCCCGCCCCCGCACTGCCCCAAACCTGAAAAAAAGAAATGATCGATTACTCTTACCCTTGCATGATGGCCGAGCGCGCCCTCAAAGACCTTCACAACGCCGCCATCGAAGGGCGCATGGACGACGCCCTAGAGCACGCCTTGGTGGCGATAGCCGAGACGCGCCTGACCTATCAGGCGTTACGCCATATGCAAGGCGGCATCTCGCACTTCAGCGACGCGGCGCCCCCAACCCTTACCGAACGTATCCCAAGTCGGTAAAGACTGCATGAACGCCAAGCGCGTCTCCTGATATTTCTCAACGATCTCTTTGGCGTCCATCGCAGCCACCTTGGCAAGCGTCCCGGCGCCAATCGCCCCATCAGGCACTGCGCCCACGGTCTGTTGCAGCCACTTGGCCGCACGACCTGGGCCGCTGTTGATCGCAGCGTCGAACACGGCATAGTCCACGCCAGTAGGCAACTCGTCGCCTTTGATCTTGTCCCAGTACTTGGTCTTGTACATGGGCGCCACCGTCTCAGGCGTCAGCGCGCGCATGGCCTTCTCGTCCTCCTCGTGGCCGACCCACTCTTCCCAGACGCGCTTGGTCACGCCCAGGTTGGTCATACCGCCTGGATCGCGGGGGTGATTGACGAAGCCGCCCTCGTGGTGGAGGATGGCCTTCAGGGCGTCGTCGAAGTTGTCTTTCATTTCTTTCCTAACATTTCAGTTTTAGCTTGAGAGCCAGCGGACGATCCAAAATAATACGCAATGATGCCAGTCCATGCAGTGCCGAGCGAACCGAGCATCATCAGGATGGCGGGATTGTTGGAGTCCACCTTACCCAGCAGCATCATGGCGAGGATGCCGAAGAAGCCCAGCGTCACCGCCGCCGCCAGCAGAGGCGGAATCCAAGAGCGCGTCGCCACCTGCATGTCGCGGGCGCTTTTGCGGTCGTCCACCTCCAGCTTGGCAAAGTTCAGACCCAACTCCTGCGCTTGCTTTTGGAGTTCAAGTTCAGCCATCTTGACCTGGGCGATCTGGTCGGCCGTCAGCTTGTTGTTGTTGATGAGATCGCCCACGTCCTTCTCGTCTACGCCAATGGCCTTGGAGATAGCCGAGACGGCCATGCCGGCCAGCGGGCCACCGAGCGCCGTAGCGATGGTAGGTGCAATCTGTTTGAGCCATTCCATTACTGTTTACTCCTTGAAAGCATGGTTGCGGCAATCTGCAAGAGGACGCGGTACTGGTCCACATCCGGCGGTTCTTCTTTCCAGCCCACGGTGATCTGCCCGACGAACTTGCCCTGCTCTGGCGGGACGCTGATGCGGCAGCCGTAGGTCACGCCCTTTTGGATATACCACAGCCCGATCTCGCTTTGCGCGGTCTTGTAGGGGCCGCAGGGCACTTCGCTTGCCATGAGCGCCACGACATCCCTGTTGTTGGCGACGTTGGCGGTAAAGAGGCCCACATCCAAGCCCTCGTGGGTCTTGTCGCGTCCTTCTTTGGTGTAGGCCCGGTACAGCACGCGAGTGCCAAACATGGGGTTCACTTTGAAGACGGCGACGATCTGGGCGTCGGTGTTTTTAAACAGGTGCGCCGCCGCGTCTTCGACCCGGTCTTCGGCAATGGTCGGCAACTTCTTTTGTTCGTTGTACGCGCCGATCAGAAAAGACTGGTTCTGCCAGATGAAGTAGCCGACGAAGGTAAAGACGGCCATCAGCAGGATGGCGAACAGTTTGAACGGCGAATCGACGTACCCGAGAACTCTGTCTAGGATCGTGATCTTCTCGTCGCTCACGACAGCGCCTGCTTGACGATGAAGATGATGATGACGCCGATGGTGACGATACAGATCGCCCCACCAATGATCTGCGCCATGAGCAGCCGCTGGGCCGATACCTTCTTGCGCTCGGCCGCCGCGATACGCTCGGCCTTTTCGCGGGCCTGCTTGATCTTCATGCGCTCTTTGAGCATCATCTCCCACAATTCGGGGTACCCGCCGTAGACGAGCTGATGTTTGAGCGCCTCTTCGGACTCACGCAGGGCGTTGGCCTGCATGACGATCTCCATCGCCCGGCCCGTGTCTGACTGGCCTTTCTTGCCGGCGTCGTTGGCGGCTTTCTGGACTACGTCGCGGGCGTCAAAGAACTTGCCGAACTCATTGACCAGGCCGTTGATGTCCTTGCCAAGTTTGATGGCCTTCTGAATCCCGGCCACCGCTGCCTGAGCCGTCGCAAATGCGGTTCCTACGGTGATCGGGTCCAAGATTTACTTCCAATGGCTGGTGACCCAAGAGACTATGGCGCCGAACGTGGAGGCAATCGCCATACCCATCCAGAAGCCGCCCTTGCCTTTGTTGGCAAGCGCGATCAACTCTTCAAGCTGGCGTTCCATCTTGTCGATCTTCTTGTCCATGTTCTGGACGCGCTCCCACAGCACGCCGTACTTGACGGGGTCGATCTCTTCCACAGCTTACTCCTCGGCAGGCAATGGTTGATTGCCTTCTTCCAGCCACTCCAGGTACTGCTGGTAGTCGGTGTTGGCGGGGTCGAATGGGATGAAGGCGTTGTCTGCGAGGCGCTTGATGCAGGT